CCACACCACCTTGCCGTTGGGGTACGCTTTCTTGTTTGCTAGCCGCTCGATTTCCGCCCGGGTAAACGGGATAATACTAACTGTGCCGGTTAAATCCTCCAACTCCCCCGGGATAAAAGTGGATATACTTACGCTTCCCAGCGCCATACTCACGCCTCCTCTGCGGCCTCGAGGGTGGTGTCGTCCGGCTCGGCGAGGCCCCACTCTGCCCGCAGGGCGGTGAGGGAGGCGTCCCTGTCGGGGGCCGTGCCGGCCAACAGGGAGAGCAGCAGGGTCTTGGCGTTGTCACTCAGGCCCTCGCCGGGGTCGCCCTGCGGGCCGGGGAGACCGCGCGGCAGGGTCAGGCTGAGCCTGCCGTCCCGGATGCCGGCGGCGGGGGCGTCGCCGGTGGTCACGGTGCCGATGCCCTCCACCGCCGCGGCGCAGGCGGCTGCGATGCCGTCCTCCATCCGGTTGAGCACGTCGGGCAGGCTGACCTTCATGCCGGTGACAAAATGCTGTTTTACATATTTCATAGCGTACCTCCGTTACAAAGTCGTGTCCCCGAGGGTGGTGTCGCCCAGGGTGTCCTCTCCGGTGTCAGCGGTCGAGGCCGAGGGTCCCAGCAGTTCCACCTGCATCTGGATGTCCCCCTCCGGGACCTTCTCGGCCCAAAACGTGATGCTGCCGTCCTTGGTCTCGCAGACACCCGCGAGGCCCGCAGAGACGGCGGTGGTGAAGGTTTCCGGGGTGGGTACGGCGGAGGGGACGTTTGCCTCTCTCGCCGCCCGCAGCTGGGCCGTCTGCTTGTAGGCGTAGCCGGGTACGTCGGTGCAGTCGGCCCAGTCGTCTGCCGGGAGGGTCACGGGCCAGATGCCGAGATAGCCGCCGGTGTAACTGGCCAGCAGCTTGTCGCAGAGAGCCGCCGTCTCTTTGGCTTTCGCCAGCGCCTGTCGGCCCAGCTCGTCCATGGGGATGCCGGTGACGCCGTCCCGCATGAGGCCGCAGAGGGCCTCGTCTGTGCGGGTGTCGGTGAGGTCGGCGGTGGAGACGGAGGTCTGGCCCGCCGGGCGGGAGACCTCGGCGAGGCAGAGGTCATAGACCATCTCGGTGCGGGAGAGGTCCGGGCCTGCCGGCTCGGAGGACGGCGCGCCCTGCAGCACCTGCAGAGAGGTGCTGCGGCTGGTAGCGTCGTACCGGAGCACGACGCGGTCGATGCGGGGCAGAGCGCTGTCCGCGAGGGGCAGCGTGAGGGTCTGGGCCTCCCGCATGGTGACGCTGAGGCCCACCCACCGGCTGACGTGCATCCACGCCTGCCCCGCGCTGACGGTGAGGTCGGTGCTGCCATCGGCGGCAGCAGCCACCGCGAAATCGATGTCGGTGCTGTAAACGCCGCTGGTGCGCCCGGCAAAGTAGGCCGCAGCATCCTCGGCGTCATAGGTGATGCCGCCCAGCGGGTAGGTGATAATTCCGGGGGAGCTCAAGCTATCGCCTCCTAGATCTTGTGCCAGACGGGAGTACCCAGCCGCGCAGTGCGAGTAGTACCATCGGTCTGGCTCTGTATGATGATGTCGGCCACCCGGACGGTGGCCTTGTAGCCGAGATCCGGCAGAGAGCAGAAACAGACGTCACCCGGCTCGAGGCCGTCGGCGTCCAGCGTCATCTCGATGCTGCCGGTGCGGAGCTGTTCGAGGAGCTTCGACGCGCCCCGATCAGCCAGCTTCTTGAGGTAGCTGTCGCTTTTGACGGTCTCGCCGTCCTCGGGCTGGACGTCCCGGGCGTCGATGATCATCTCCCGGCGCTCCGCACCGGCGGCATCGGTGTCGCCCACCCAGACCATCGCCCGGCTGCTGCCCTCGCCAGCGCCTAACACAAGCGCCACGTTGGCATAGCTGCCATCCCCGAAAGCCCAGCTGGCCTCCCGCAGGCTGCCCCACTTGGTCGAAAAGCGGTTGTTGGGGTCGGCAGTAGGCCGCCAGACCTCGAACATGAGTTTTTTCGCGCTGTTTTTACCAGTGAGCACTACCCGGAAGCCCAGGTCGCAGGCTGCACCCACCGTCTTGAAGTAGTCGAAGAGGGTATTCCCCGAGGTCTGCTGCTCAAAAGTGGTGTCAAAGCCCTTCGGCTCGGCCACCTCCAGCTTGGGCCACGGAGCCGCTGCCTTGGCGAGGGCCAGCATGGCGGCCTCGGCGTTCTCGTTCTTGACGGCTGATGCGGAGACCCGCTTGGTGTAGATCCACGTGGCCGGGTAGCCGGTGACGACGAGGTTGGCGTCCTCGTTCTCGTTGCTCCGGTGACAGATGCGCATGGGTACACGGGTCGCGGCGTCGGTGCGGACGAGCCAGCGGCCCTCCCGCAGGAGCGAGAGGTTCTCCTCGGTGGGGCGGACTTCCAGAGTGAAGTTGCCTTCGGAGTTGTAGGGCTCATCCCAGTACACCGACACCCATACGTCGATATTCCCGAGGCGGGCGAGGGTCGTTTCATCCAAGACGTCGAATGTCATACCAACACCTCCGGCAGGATGCCCACCACCATCGGGTAGAAGGAGATGGACGCCTGCAAGCCCTCCCTGCCGCTGGCGGCGTCGGCGGTGAGGACGTTATCGCCGGGGTGCAGCTCCATGAGGTCGCTGTCCTCGTCCAGCAGGGCGAAGGCGTTGGTCTCCACGCCGCCGGAGATGAGCTTGACGGCCAGACGGTCGGTGGTGGTTCGGTAGATCTCCAGCACGTCCCCCTTGTTTAGGGTGGTGTCAAAGCCGATGTGCTCCCCGGTGGTGCTGTTGCGGATGGCGGGGTTGACCACGATACCCGAGGAGCGGAGCTTCGCGGTGAAAGGCACCGGCAGCGCACCAGGGTTGCGCACGTTGAGGAAGTAGCTCTGCCGCCACTCGCTGTACCGGTGGCTGTCGTAGCAGAGCGGGAAGCGGAACTGGGGTACGAAGCCGCCCATGACGGCGTTCTGGCTCTCGAGGCTGTACCAGTAGGGCTTCGGGCGGTAGAGCATGAAGTCGAGACGGGGGTATGGGTGGAGCTGGACGGTGTAGGGGGTCTTTTGCAGGAAAAACCGGGAGAAGTATTTGTCCCCGAAATAGGCCGTGCCTGAGGTGAAGAAGGGCAGCAGCTGCAAAAAGCGGTCAGCCTGCGCCTCCCCGTCCGGCCCCCAGAAGTCCGCGATGACCTCGTGGGCCACGCCTTCGACGCTCTGCCCCTCTACCGTCACACCCTGCTGGTTGACGCCCTGCGCCGTCTTGAGGGTGACGTCCACGCCCGAGAGGTTGTCGATCTGATAGGGGATGCCGTAGTCCCACCCGAGGTCGAGGGATGCCCCGGCGTCGGTGACTAATCGGAGATGGTCTTTGCGCACGGGTGGATGGCCTCCTTTCAGCGGCTCTGTGCCTTTGCGCGGTCGGCCTCCCAGCGCGCTTCGCGCTGAAGGTCGGCGGCGGTGTGGGCCTTGGAGTAGATGTTCTGGGTGATGTTGGTGTCGCCCTCGCGGTAGCTTCTGGCCGCAGCGGCGACCTGTGCCGTGCCGGATGCTGCCACCCGGCTGCTCACGGCCATGTTGTCGCTGAGGACAAGGGCGTTGGCGCTCTTGACCAGCTTGGCGAGGGACTTGTTGATCTCGGTGAGCTTTGCGGTGTTGGCGTCGATGGTGTCCGTCAACTTGTTCGACCCGTCGGTGATGCTGGGGGTGTCGAGGTCGAGGCCGGAGCTGCCGCCACTTCCACCGATGCCGCCAGAGCCGCCGGAACTGCTGTGGCTCCCGCCCAGCTTGGACACGATGGCTGCGATGGCGACGCCCAGAGCGACAGCGGCAGCGGCCACCACGAGGCCCGCGGGGATGCCGAAGAGGGTGGAGGTGAGGGCCGCGCTGATGGCGGCCAGCATCCCTTCGACGGCTGCGCCGATGGTGCCGATCATGCCGGCGAAGCCCGCATAGATGGCCGGGAACATACTCAGCAGACCGCCGGAGAGGCCGGCGCTGATGGCCTTGGCCGCAGCGGCCAGCGGGACCTTGAGTGCGCCGAACACGCTTTTCAGGGTGCCACCCATCTTGACGGCCATAGAGGAGATGTCGCCAAAGCGGCCGGTAATGCCCTCAAAGAGGCTCTGGCCGATGCCCCACGCCGCCTGCGCCAGACTGCCCGCCGCGTCGCCGAGGACGCCGTTCAGGCCGTCCACCAGCGAGAGGGCGTAGTCGGTGAGCTGCTGCTTCTGGTCGGCGGTGAGGCCGGAGTAGAGGGCAGATGCCGCCCACTTGCCGATGCCCACCCAGTCGCCGCTCTTTACCGCGTCCCACAGGGTGCCCACCGTGCCGAGGATGCCCTCGTTGGCCCGGTCTTTGAGGGCAGACCAGAGGCCGTCCAGTGTCTTGGCGGCGCTGTCCTTGATGGTCTCGGCCACCTGCTCGGTGCCGTCGGCGGCAATGGTCTTGACGGTCTCCACCGTGCGGAGCGCCCCGTCGATGACCTTGTCCTGCGTCTGGGTGATAACGCGCTGCTGTTCGGTGGTGCCGTCCGCGAGAGTTTTTGTCACGGTCTGGGTGGTGGTCTTGATGCCGTCCACAATAGCCGTGCTGCTGGCGGTCACGGTGCTCACCACGTCCCGCACGGTCTCCATGGTCTGGCTGACCGTCCGCTTGCCGTCCGCCGCGATGGTTTCCACGGTCTTGATGTCCTTGAGCACACCGTCCACCATCTCGCGGCTGGTGGAGGTGATGGTCTGCTTCTGCTGGGTGGTGCCGTTGGACAGCGTCTCGGTGACAGTCTCGGTGGTGGTGGTCACGCCGTCCTTGACCGCAGTGGTGGTGTCGCTGATGGATTTGATGATGTCCGCCGTGGCCTGTTTTGTGCTCTTGGCGGCAGAGGTGGCCGCAGCGGCCGCAACGGTGGCAGATGCCGCCGCGCCGGAAGAGCCGGAACTGCGGGCCGCGTCAGCTTGAGACTGTGCGACCCGCTCATTGTGCTTGTCGAGGCGGCTCTGGCTTGCCTTATCTCTTTTCGACTGCTGATAGCTGCCGATAGAGTCGGAATAAGCCTCGTTGTAGGCATCTTTTGCTGCACCGAGGCCGTTTTTCAGAGAGCCCAGCGCGGCGGCTGCACCCTTGATGCGGGCCACCAGCTCATTGATCCAGTCCACCACCGAACCGATGACATTCGAGGCTGTCTTTTGAATGGCCGAAAATGCTGAATCGACAGCAGAGCGGAAGGTCTCGCTGGTGTGATAGGCGGTCACAAGCCCCGCCGCCAGAGCGGCCACCACAAGCCCGATAGGGTTGGCCGAAAGCACGGTATTCAATGCCGCCTGTGCCACTTGCAGACCGGTAGCTCCTGCGGCGGCAGCTTTATGGGCCGCAGCCATCGCGGTGGTGGCAGCGGTATGCAGCGCCGTGATAGCTGTAGCTGCCGCCACGGTCGCCTTATAGCTCAGCACTGCCGCCGTGACGGCCACGACTGCCGCCGTCAGGACGCCGATGGTCTCCTTGAGCGCGGCCATTTTGGCGTCGTCCTCGGTGATGGAGACGACCAGCTCGTTTGCCTTGACGAGGATGTCCCCGAGAGCCGAGAACAGCCCGCTGGTCAGTTCACCGGTCAGCGCGGCCACGTTGTCCTTCAGGGTAGACAGCCTGCCGTTGAAGTTCTGGCTGGCCTCCAGCATACCGTTGTAGAACTGCCCGCCCTCGCTGGTGGCAGCAGCCACGGCGGCTTCCAGCTCGTTGAAGCTGACCTTGCCGTCCGAGATGCGCTTGTAGAGGGCGCTCATGCTTTCGCCGGTGGCGTCGCAGATCTGATTGAGCGGGTTGAAGCCCGCGTCGATCATCATGTTGACGTTTTCCAGCGTGACCTTCTGAGCCGAGGACATCTTGCCGTAGGCCCGCACGAGGGTCTGGAGCTTGTCCGCGTTGCCCAGCGAAATATCGCCCAGACGTTTCAGTACGCCGGTGGTGTCGTCCGCCGCGACGCCGAACTGTAAGAGGGTCTGGGTCCCCTCGGTCAGGTCGGACAGGGAGAAGGGCGTGCTTGCGGCCATCCGGCGTATCTCTTCCAGCTTCTCGGCGGCAAGCTGTTCGTCGCCCAGCATGACCTTGAAGTTGGTCAGATAGCTTTCCATCTGGGCGTTGTAGTCCAGACCGGACTTGACCACGCTTTGCAGGCTGGATGCGGCTTTCTTGGCAAAGTCCGCGATGAGCTGGCCTGCGGCCACGGTCCACTTGCTCGTGGCTTTCTCAGCCGGGTCACTGTTGAGCTTTACTTCGCCGGTGATGGAAAAATCTGCGGCCACGGTGTCCACCTCTTTCTGTGAAAAAGAGCGCAGGCACAGTGGCACAGGCTTAGAGTTTTATTTCGATTTCTTTGCGGCAGGCCGGGTTCTTGCATTTGACCCAGATGCCCCGGGCGCTGGCTTCCGGGATGGCCCAGACCGGCAGAGGCCGGCCGCACAGGGGGCAGAGCACCGGGGCGCGGTCAGCGCCGGAAGCGGGCCGCAAAGGCTTCGTTGCGGTCTTGCAGGGTGACAATGCGACCGCCTCCTTTCCGCAGGGCAGCGGGCAGCGCGAAGCGTTCCTTCAGCTCGGCACACCGCTCCCGCTCTTCGCCCTGAAACTGCGTGAGGTCAGCCGTCCGGAACCCGATGATCTTCACCAGCTGGGTCTCCTCGGGCAGGTTCGACATGAGGGCCTTGAACCGCCACCAGTGGAGCCTTGCCCGGGTGAGGTCGATGCAGTACGCCTGCTGGAACGCGGCCACGATGGCGGGGCCGTCGGTGACGTAGTCCAGCGCCAGCTCCTCGGTGCGGCTGCTGCCGGGGCGGTCGGCCACCTCCTGCGGGCCTGCGGTGTAGAACTCTACCAGCGCCTTGAAAGCGTCCACCTCTTCCTCCGGCGGGACGGCCACGCGGTAAAACCGGCACATGGTTTCCCGGGCCAGCTCAGGCAGGCCCTTTTCGTCCTCCGGGAGGCGGAGATACTGCCCGTTGAACCAGACCATAGGCCGGAAATCCCAGTCGATGGGCCTGCCTGCCCACATGCGGGGCAGTTTGTCCAGCAGGATGTCAGCCATTTTCCAGAGCAGCCAGCTCATCCAGCAGCTGCTTGCGGCGTGAGGCCTTGTCCACCCGCTCCACCATCTGGGCGGCGGGGACAGCCTGCGGGTAGAAGCCCTCGCTCCGGGACACCGGCTGGCCCGGATAGCTCACAGGCGGCTTGTGCTTGTCCTTCTTGCGCTTCTCAGCCCGGCGCTGGGCGCGGTTCTGGGGGACAGCCGCCGGGCGGGAATAACGAGCCTTCTCAGCGGCAGCTGCCTGCGTGATCTCGTCGAGGACGTCGTACAGACGGCTGACATCGTTTTCGTTCAGCCCCAGACGGGCGGATGCCCCTGCGCCCAAGATCTTGTCGAGGCCGCGCATGGAAACGCGGGCCTGTGCGCGGAGACGGTCGCCCAGGCGGACATTCTCCCGTTCGCACCGGGCTGTCTCGGCCTCGCCCTCCCGGGTCATCTCGTCCAGTGCGTCCTCCAGACGGTCGAGGTCGTTGGCGTTCAGAAGCGAAAAATCAAATTCCTGTCCATGGATCAGCATTTATCGGTGCTCCTTTCTCTCAGCCCGCGATGGCGGTGTTATAGTCGAACTCAGCCGGGGTGCCGATGCCCTTGAAATCGGCGGCAAAGGTGGCATTCGCGCCGGCGCTGCCGCCCACATCGCTGGTCAGGATGAGCGCGCCTTCGCCCTTCTCGCCCTTGCCGGTGCGGAGAGAGAAGTAAACATAAGGCACCACCACGCTCTGGCCGGAGCCGAACGCGATCCTGTGGGAGAGCAGGAAGTCCTGAAAGGCGTCGCCCACATAGCGGTCGCCCTGAATGGAGAGGGTGCGCTGGACACTGCCCTTGGTGGTGACAGGGCCGGTGCGGATGTAGGTGTTGTCCGTGGTGGAGGCGTTCAGTGCGCCGCTGTGCTCCCGCACGTGGTCGGCACAGACCACCCAGTTTTTTACGTCGGTCTGGCTGGCCTCGGTCTGGACAGCCAGAAGGAAGTCGTCGGTGGTCTCCACGCCGGTATAGGCTGCGCTGGGGGTCAGGCCCGACAGCTTGACGGCTTCGGTAACAGTCATAAGAAAAACTCCTTTCGATTCAGCCTTTTGGCTGGTAATACTCCAGCCGGAGCTGGAGCTGCATCCGGCAGCTGCCCGACCCGGCGGCGACGATATAGCCGCTGGACGTCACCGAAACGCGCAGCGGCTCTTTGCGGCCGCCCAGCCGGGGCAGGTGATGCCGGTCGTTCTGGGCCAGCACCCATTCGGTCAGCTGCTCAAAAAAGCCGCTGCTCGCGATCTGGACGCTCTGGGCCTCGTTGTAGTCGCGGCGACTGACGAAGATGTAGCTCTTGGCGAGGTTGCGGCCGGAAAAGAAAACAGCCGTCACCGGGTCGGTGGGGCTGTCCTCGATGGAAAACTCGGCCACCGGCTCCGGGGAAAGCCCGGAGATACGGAAGGCTGTGCCGTTTTCGCCCTGTTCCTCGGCGATGAGCGGGCAGGTTTTGAGCCACTCCCGCATGGCCGTGATGGTGGCTTTCTCGCTCATAAGTGGCCCATCCCTCCCCAGAAGGTCGTGACAGCCTTTGCGCCGTAGAGAGCAAGATGCTCGCCCACATCAGCAATAGCCCGCTGGCCCCAGTAGGAGCCGCGCAGGCCGGTGTCTCCACGAAGGTCTGTACCCTCTGCATGGAGGTAATACTGCTTGCGGGCGTAAGGGGTGTTGTACACCAAAAGGCCCTCGTCGTACTTGGAAGCGGTCTGAACGCTGTTTTTCAGTGCGCCGGTATCGAACGGCACATAGGCGTCGATGAGCCGCGCGGCTTCCTGCGCAAGGGCGAACTGGGCCTTTTGCAGGGCGGCGGTCTTTTCTGCGCCGAAGTCGGGACGCCAGCTCAACTCCATCTGCACACCATCGACCCGGTACTTCCAGCCGTCAGGTGGGTCGAAGACCGGTTTTGCTGACGGCGCGACCGGGCCAAAGGGGATCAGTGCGCTCATTCTCTCAGCTCCCTTCCACATGAAAATGCGGCAGCGGGACGCCCCGGTCGTCCGAGACGTCCGCCACCGTACAGCAGATGTGCGTTTTTTCGAGGGCGGCGTATTCGGCCTCCGTCAGGCTGCGGACAGCGCCGCAGAGGAGCTTGCTGCCCCGCTTGAGCGTCCAGTGCGCGGCTTTTTCTGCCGGGGGCAGACGCGCCCACTGGGGATAGGGCAGATAACCCGGCGCAGGCGGGAGGCGGATATGCACCACCCTCTGGGGGTCGCCGGAGGCCGAGGTGCGGCGCGTCTCCCGCCAGCTGCACCCCGTGAGCACCTTGCAGACCGGCTGGTCGGCTTCGGTGGCCGTGTCGTGCAGCAGCATGACGACCGTGACGGGGGTCTGCATCAGAAACACCCCCGATACAGCAGATTGTGCGGGTCGCTGCCCAGTGTGTTGGCGAGGATGTCCTGCGCCTCTGCCGCCAGCCGTTCGGCCAGTGCGCCGGAGGTGAAGGTCATGGACACGCCATCGTTGGAGACGCTGGACACGCCGGGCGGCGTGCAAGCGCTCTGCACGGCGTTCGCTGCATCGATGATCTGGATGCAGGCATCCGCCAGTGCCTCTGCACAGCCTTCGCACACTGCGGCGTGACGCTCGGCCCGGCCAAAGGTCATCCGGTCGATGAGCCGGGACGCCCGTGCGGCCAAAGGGGCAAAGGCAGCTTCGTCCAGCGTGCCGCCGACGGCTGCATACTGGTCATAGGTGCAGTAATTCAAAAAAATCAGCTCCTTTCAGGCTCCCCTGTTAGGGGAGCTGGCTGCCGCAGGCAGACTGAGAGGTTCGGTCACGCTTTCTTCTTGATGAGGATGGTCTGGGGCTTGGTGACTTTGAAGGCGTAGACCTTGCGGCCTTTGACTGCGGACGCGCCGATGTACTTGCTGGAACCATTGAGATCCTGCACATAGACGGGGACGGCCCACTCGTCGATGAAGGCAAACCAGTTGGGATGACCGGCGATGTACTCCACGTTTTCGCCGAGGGTGGAATCCTCAAAGACGGTGAAGCCAGCGATGCGGCCCACAGCGCCGGTCTGGACGACAGCATCGCCAAGGTCAGACGCCTTGATGAACTCGGGACTCTTCAGCAGCAGACCATAGATTTCGGGCGAGACCAACAGCCAGCGGCCTTCGGTAGGGACATGGACGGTGGAGAGCTTGGTGCGGGCGTCCACGATGTTGCCGTAGATGGTCTTCTCGGTCAGGGCGGTGGTGGTGCCGAAGGCAGTGCCTGCGGTGGTCAACTCCACAGAGCCGTCGGAATCCACCTGCAGCGCCAGAGAATAACCGGCACTGTCCAGACGATCAGCCACCAGATCGTCGGGGACGCTGGCGGCGTCGAAGCCGTCGATGATCTCATTGACGGCCTTGTCCTTGTCGATGTTGACGGTAAGATAGGTGGTATCGCCGCCGGTCAGCTCTGCGCCGGTCTGCTTGTCGTAGTCGTTCACGGCAACTTCGGTGTCGCGGACAGGGACTTTGACCGAGCCGGCCTTGGGGCTGCCCTCATAGCGGCTGTTGCAGATAACACCGACCTTCTTGACCAGCGTTGCCCGGAGCTTGAGGTCAACCAGCTTGGAATAACGAACCTGTGCTTCGTGTGCCATAATGTTTCCTTTCTATCAGTCGATCTTGATGCCGGGGTTCATCGCTTTGAAGGCAGCGGTGACAGCATCGGTGTCACCGGTGGGCGGAGTGCCGTGCTCTGCGCCGCTGGAAACGTGGACACTGCCGCCCTCTGCGGCCTCGCCGAAAGCCCAGGGGTTGGCCTTTGCGGCTTCTTCCAGCGCCTTGTCGATGTCGGTGGTGCGGTCTTTGGAGGACTTGAGGGCCTCCATGTCCAGCAGGGCGCGGACGGCCTTGACGCTGCGGCCCTTCTTTCCCATGATGGCGGTGTTCAGGGCCGAGTCGAAAGCAAAGCCGTCTGCCTGTGCCTGCATATCGCTCCGGAGCTTCGTCAGCTCGGCCTCGTACTCGTCCGGGGTCTTCTTGCCGTCGAACTTGGCGAGGCCGTCCTGCGCGGTCTTGAGCTGGGCCTGTGTGTTTTCGAACTGGGTCTTGAACTGTTCGGCGACGGTCTTCTCGCGGTTGATGTCAGCGCCGTTTTCGCTCATCAGCCAGTTGAGCGGTTCGTCGGTGATGCCGGGAATCTTTGCCTTTACGTCTTCACGCTTCATAAATGAAACCCCTTTCTTTGGGTGAAACTACGGTTTGTTGACGCGGTTCGCCTTCCGCATGGATTCCGGGCAGGGTACGCGCTGCCCGCCGCGATGGTGCCGTCTGCCGGAATCGAACCGGCGGCCCGCTGCTTACGAGGCAGCTGCTCTGACCAATATGAGCGAAAACGGCATGAAAAAAGCGCCCCTGCCCAGATGGGCAAAGACGCTCGCGGTATTTGGTTGTTAGTCCCAGTCAGCATAGTGCTGACACTTGAGACAGCTTTTGTGGGCTTCATCCCAGCTGCAAGGCGGCTTATCGTCGCCCTTCAGGCAAAGAATATCATCGCCGACGTTGGAAATGTCGAAGCACAAGCCGCCGTCGATTTTTCGGTTGTAAATGGGACAAAACCATTCTTCAAGCTTCACATCATCACTAATGCGGAATTCCATGCTTTTTGACCACCTCCATCAATTTTTTTCCGCCCTCATCCAGCGGGCCGATGCTGGATACATTGCCATCTTGTCCGATGGCGACAAAGCCCCGCTCAGAGTAATAACAGGTCTGTGTACCGTTTCGCTGGGACATTGCGACCTTAGAGGAGCGGATGATGCGTTCGGCATCCATTGGCCCCATACCGCGTTCAGCCCAGCGCTGCAAGACGTGGTCGCTTGCAAAATTTATCTCATTTGGAGCAGACGGGGATTCAATGAGCCGACCTTTCGCCTTTATTGTACCAGCTTCCCGCATTTGCTGCAACTCAGTATTTGCAGCATTGAACCGCTCCTGTTTCCGGGCTGCATAGCTGGCCCTGCTTGCCTCACTCCGCCCAAACCCATGCACGCTTGTCCGGGCGCTGTCCACTCTGCCGCCGGTGGCCCGAGTAACGTCTGCAAGGCTCTGCCGGGCCTGCTTCAGCTTCACGGCGCTGGCGGTGGTGTCAGCCCCGGCGGCGTCCTCGGCCAGATACCGGCGTTTCCACTTGCGGACGGCCCGCTCCCGGGCACGCTGCATCTGGCTGATCTCGTAGCGGGTGTGGAGCCTGCCGTCATACTCGATGTTCCGGGCGTTGAGGGCCTCGAGGCTCTCCTGCGTCCATGCGGGCGGGCTTCCCAGCTCCGGGAACACCACGAAGAAGGTGTGGCGGCAGTTCCAGCCGCAAAGCCCCGCGCCGGTGCCGTAGCCGGTGGCCGACTCGAAATCTTCGTAGTGCTGGCCCAAGTAGTCCACACCCCCGCCCCGGTGGTAGCGCCTGCCCTGCCACACGGCATGACTGGGGCGCGCTCCACCGTGAGCCGTCACCTCGACAAAAGAGGCCCCCATCTCGTCCATCCGGGCCTCCTGAAGCTTTGCGCCGGTCTGGTTCACGCCCGTGAGCACGGCCCGGCGGCAGGCCACCTCCAGCGTGTCCCTGTGGCCGCTGGGGTAGGTGACATAGGGCATGGAGTCGGCAAGGCCGTCCACAGCACGCTTGACGGCGGTCTTGTAGTCGAACGCGCCGCTGCTCACTTGGAGCCACGCCCTGTCCAGCGCCTGCTCGAAAGCCCCGGAGACGGTGTTAGCCGTGGTGGCGGTGAGGTTGGAGAAGCTACCTGCCGTCTGCCGATAGCCCGCATTGAGCAGGTTTTGGAGCGGTGTCGATTCTTCGAAGGGCGTTGGCTCTTTCCCGTAGTGGTAGTAGATCTCGTCCTCGGCTTCCAGTGCGGCGGTCGCGGCCTCCTTCATCAGGCGGCGGATCTCGGCCTCGCTCTTGCCGGTATACCGGGCCAGAAGCTTCACCACATCCTTGCGGACGGCCTCGGTCTGCTGGTAGCGCCAGAGCTGCCAGTTGGCCGTCGGCGTCAGGGTGTCCATCTTGCCGATGCGCCGGGCCACGTCCCGCAGGATGTCGTCCTCGGCCTGCTGCCAGAGCAGGATGAGCCGGTCGGGTGCGTGGTCGAGGTAGTCCGGGGCCAGCATCAGGCACCCCCGCCGAAGGTCAGCTCAGGCTGGCGGTTTTCGTCTTTGGCTTCCTGCGCCAGTCGGCGGGCATCCTCTTCGGAGATGCCGTACCGGGCCGAGAGGTACTTGTAGCGGGGCAGCAAGCCGCTGAGGGCGTCGTCCCTCATCTGGGTCATCCGCGTCTCAGCGTCGGTAATATAACTGTCGTCCCAGTTCACCGAGATGGGAGTGTCGGGGACGACTGCGGCCTTCTGCAGGTCCTTCGCGGCCCAGAGGATGGCCCGGATGATGGCGATCAGCGCGCCTTCAATGGGTATCTGGTTCTTGTTGGCGCTGGCTACGAGATCCTGTCGGCTGCCGTTGTACTCGGTGGCCGTCGTGACCTTGCCGTCCTCGAAGCTGTACCGGTGAAATCCCAGTCCGCATTTGAAGGAGAACAGGTTCAGCATATCCTGCACGGCCCGGTGATTCTGCTCCACGCGGAGGTCGGGATTGTATTCATGGTACTCGCTGGTCTGGTCAAGGCTGCTTTCTTTGCCGGGCAGATGCACAAACTGGCTCACAACATCGTCGTCCGGCGGGATGGAGTGCTCCACACCTTTATCATCCACCACCTTGCGGCAGATGTCGGCGCTGTAGAATATCTTTTTGTGGCCGAGGCGGATGTCCTCGCGGTAGTTGTCGAAGGCAAGGTCCACACCCTGCGCCTCTTCCAGCGCCTCCGCAAAGACGCTCATGCCCAGCCCGCTGCCGCCGTCGAGGTTCTTGACAGCTCCCGGGCTGAACAGCGCAAACCAGGGCGGGGAGCCCTCTACCGTGACGCTTTCCACCGTGCCTTTCGGGGGCTTCTCGACCGGAGAAAACACCGGCGTGCCGGACATGGAGTCGGTGACGCGGAACCATTCATTGCGGATGGTGCGGCGCTTCTCGTCGCCGGTGTGGGTCTGTAAGTAGACAGCGGGCTTGCCGTCCATCAGACACTCGGAGACAAAGGCCGCTTCGGTCACGATGCCCCGCTCTACCCGCAGAGGCAGGATGCAGGGGGCCGGGTCGTAGTCCAGCCGGAGCCGGACGTCCGGGCTGGGGACGGCCTTGCCGTTCACGACGGTCATATTCTCAGCGCTCAAAACGAAAGCGCCTGTGCCGGACCAGAACGCTTTCTCGACCAGCGCGTTCGCGCGCGTCCAGAAGTGCAGGTCGCGGAGCAGTCCGCCCACCTGCTGCTCATCGTCGCCCAGAAGATACCGGGCGGTGGCAGCGTCCGCGATTTGGAAAGTGGTGCGGTCGTTCAGCAACAGATTCGCCCAGTCCTCGCAGACCCGTTTGGGCATCCGCAGGGAGGCAATGGTGCGCTTTTTGGTGCCGTCGGCATACTCGGCGGCGCGGGTATGAACGCCGGGTACGTTGCCTTTCCACCATTGCCGCCATGTCTCGATTTGGCTGTAGTAATCGGCATCCAGCTGCCACCCGCGCGTTTTATGCAGATGATCCAGAAAATCGGTGATGTTCATGTGTTCGTCAACCTCTTGAAATCGCGCTCGATGGTGTACTCATAGGCGTCCAGTGTGTCGATGTCGGTGCTGCCGTCGTCGAGGCGCTCATCTACGCCGGGATGTTTGCCGCTGTAAAGGGCCGTAGCGAGGGCATCCCGCAGGGTGGCAGCTTCCGGCATGAGCCAGAAGCGTCCGCCGCCCATCAGGATGCAGGTGAGCCGGATGCGGTCGGTGATCTTTATCTTGGCACTGTTCTCCACCCGGTCGGCCAGCCAGGAAAGTCTGCATTGGCGCAGGCGGGAACGGATGTGGTTTATCAGGGTCTGCTCGGCGCTGTCGCAGAAGATGTACTGAATCTCACCCCAGCGGGCAAAGACCGCGATACAGAACTCGATGAGCTTGTCGGCCAGAAAGTCGGCATCCTGCGCCACCGGGTCGATGCGCTGGGACGCCAGCCCCACAACGCCGGACCAGCCCGGGAGAATGGCCGTCGCCACAAAAGCGTGCTTCGAGCCATTGCCGCCAAAGTCCACGCCAATGCGGATCCGCCACGGGTGCAGCTGCTTCTCGGCGGGCCAGAAAAAACGCCTATCCCCGGCGGCGAGGCTGTCGGCCAACAGGCGGTAGATAACGCCGTTCGCGGCCATCCACTGCCCGAGGATGAAGCGGTTATAGTAGACGGTGCCGGTATACTCTTTTTTCAGGTCGGCCACGAACTGGGCCGGAAGAGTCGGATTGTCGTCGATGGTGTAGGCCTGACAATAGATGTCCGCGTCGCTGTCGAGGAATTTCTTGAACCAGTGGGAAGGGCTTTCCGGATTGCAGGTGCCGTCGAAATGACTGTGCGGACAGGAGAGGCGGCTCTTGAGCATTTGGAAAACGCCCTCGTCCCAGGTAGTGATCTCGTCGCCGTAGGCATACTCGAAGGCCGCGCCCTGGATGCGGGCAATGTGCTTTTTGTTGTCGGCACCAAGGACATAGACCTTGTGGCCGAAGAGCTGCACGATGTTGCCAGAGGCCGAGGTGCGGACGACGCCCACAAGCTCCGGCCCCCAGAGGCTGCGCATGGACTCCAGCACGTTGCGTTCCAGCGTGCCGAGGGTGTTGCCCAGCATGACCAGCAGGCCCTCGCCCCGGGCCGCACAGATGCGCTTCGGGATGGTGACGGCGCAGTCAAGATAGGTCTTGCCGGAGCGGGTCGCCCCGGTCTTGACATTCCAACGGTGATTGCAGTTGCGCAGATATTCCTGCTGAAATTCAGTCAATGGCACTGTCCACGCCTCCCAGAAGTTCCTTCGCTTTTGCCAGAGCATCTGCGGCGGGGTCTTTCTCGGAAGTGTCTTTGTACATCCCGAGGTGTTTGCCCAGCAGGTCGAGCGCGCGGAGCTTGTCGGCCAGCTTCACTTCCTGCTCAAGCCCATCCTCGCCGAACGTCTTGACCTTGACTGACTGCACAGCGGCAAGGTCATCGTGGCTGGCATCGGATTTGAGAGAGGCGGTCTTGGGGTCGATGAGGTCAGCGGCGTTGACAAAGGCAATCTTTGCCAGCTCGCGCACCACCCGGTCAGTAGATACACCGGTGCGGCGACTCTGCTCAGCCTGAAGCTGGGCGATGAGCTTCTGAACTCCAACATTCTCCAACAATCGCGGCCCCACGGTCTTGGCACTTGCTGGGGAATATCCGGCGCGGATGGCTGCTTGGGTCGCATTCAAATCGACCATGTATTCTTCGCAGAATCGTGCCTGCTTGTCGGTCATCCTCACCACCTCTCTTGCAAAAAAGTTGGAGCAGCCGGGATGGGGCGGCCCTCCGTCCGTCTGGTCACGCCAGCGCTCTCGCGGCTGAGCTACGGCTGCATAAAAAATCCCCGCACATTTCTGTGCAGGGTGATTGACGCACATCCGGTGGGGTATCCTTGAACCCACTGCGGATTTCGGGGCCTCCGGTGGTGTGCCGGACTCTCACGGGAAGAAGAAGGGACTCCCATCCGGCACGCCAGCCCCAAGCGGTTTCGCAGGCCATGCGTCAGGCTGTTGCTGCGGCGGGGCGCAGCGTCATGGTGCCGCCCTTGGAATCGAACCAGCCGTGTCTGGTCACACGCGCCGCGCACCAAATTGCGCTCAGGCGGCATAATAGAAGCAGCCCGCACACCATGCGGTCAAGCGTCAAGGAGGACATGGTGCGGAGGCTGCGTGTATCGGTGGGCCTTTCCGGCTCTGCCGATGGTATCATTTTACACCGGAAGAGAGTGAACGCACAATGAACGGATACTGCACAGTTTCAGAGTTTCAGGTGTTCAATGGCCCGGCGGCGCAGGGCGAAAATGCCACGGGAAGTGAAATTCATGTCTGCGGCTACCTGCTCCCATTTCAGGCAGTCCAGATAGTATTTGCGAAGAGCGCAGTATTCGGCGGAGTCCAGCTGCACAAGCACGGCATCGATCTCCGCAAACAAGGCATCAAGAACTGCCAGCTGCGCGTAGGCACGGCGTTCGGCTTCTTCTTCACGCTCTACTGCCCGGGCGAGGCTCTGCCCATCCTTGCTGCCGCCCGGCGCAGCGCTGAGGTTCTGGGTGATGTGCCGGGTGGCTTCCTGCGCCTCTGCCAGCCGGTAGGAGAGCCGCTGATAG